TGCCAGTACTGGGATATGTATAAAGATGCGTATGGTGTGCGCCCACGTGGCATCGATACCACTGAGTGGACTGAGGAACAATTCATGCAAGAATTTGAGTTGCTTGGTAAAGTTATTGAGCGTGAAGAAATTGCTCGCAAAGAATCCGAAGCCAGAGCCATCATTGAGTTTGAAGATCGTGTACTCAATCTTATGCACACTGGCACTAATCGTGAACGTGTCATTGCATGGTTGATGGATGCTGAGGGTGCTAATGGCGACCATGAGTATTTCTGTTTCACGCAGGGTCTCCCTTATGGTTACTTCAGGAAAACCGCATGAGAGTTTTCCAAGAGACAACTCCAGATTGGGTTGGGAATGTATCCAACCACATCTATTATTTGACTGATGATAAATCAAAGATGGTTGCCTTCTATAATGTGGACACTGGTGTAGTGAAGAAATTCATTAAGCCAATTCGTTTTGATATGAGATATAGAAAATTTAAGGAACTGAAACACAAATGAATATCAATAAATTTTTAGATGGTTTAGCAGCAAATACCTCACGCAACTTCAAAATCGAGCAACTAAACGCTAACAGCGACAACGAAGTTTTGCGTGAGGTCATTCGCTTGGCTCTGGATCCATTCACTCAATTTTACATTCGTAAGATTCCAAAATATGAACCAAACCCCAATGATGGGATTGCTCTCCGCTTTGCGCTTGACTCACTCTATGACTTATCTTCACGTCAGGTAACTGGCAATGCAGGTATTGCTCATCTTAAGGGTATGCTCGAAGCATTGAATCAAGATGACGCAAAAGTTATTGAACGAATTATTCAGAAAGATCTAAAATGTGGAGTACAAGTGTCAACCGCAAACGCAGTGTGGACTGGTTTGGTGAGCGAATATCCCGTAATGTTGTGCAGCCAATTCGAGCAGAAACTGGTAGACAAGATAAACTACCCAGCCTACGCACAAATGAAAATGGACGGGATGCGCTTCAACGCAATCGTCAAAGATGGTAAGTGTGAATTTAGGAGCAGAAATGGCAAAGAAATTTTATTACTTGGCAATTTGGAGCAAGAATTTATTTCTCTTGCTGGTTCTATTGATTGTGTTTTTGATGGTGAACTACTTGTAATGCTTGAGGGTGATCACCAGTTTGCAGATCGTCAGACTGGTAATGGTATCCTTAACAAAGCAAACAAGGGAACTATCTCTTCCAAAGAAGCATCAATGGTGCATGCGACTGTATGGGATTTAATTCCTTACGTACAATTCATTGATGGATACTGTGGAAGTCCATACTCAAAACGATACTCTACACTGCAGGCAATTGTTGCCAAACAAAAGTCAGATGGGAAGAAGATCTGGAATGTGACATCAACCATGGTGCAAACTCTGGAAGAAGCACAAGAGATTTTCCAAGGATATCTCGCAGAAGGATTCGAAGGCATCATTCTTAAAGATGGTGCTGGTGTTTGGGAAGACAAACGAAGCAAGACTCAGATTAAATTCAAGGGAGAACTTGAGTGCGATCTAAAGATTGTTGCAGTTGAAGAAGGTAAAGGTAAGGCTGTAGGAATGCTTGGTGCAGTCATATGTGAATCAGCAGATGGTATTGTAAAGGTAAATGTTGGATCTGGATTCACCGATGCTCATCGTAAGAATCTTTGGAAAGAAAATTTAGTTGACAAAATTGTCGCTGTGAAGTATAATAGTCGTATCAAGAATAAGGCTGGAGAAGACTCATTGTTTCTTCCAGTGTTCATTGAAATTCGTAATGATAAAGATATCGCAGATAAATCAAAGGATATAAAATGAAAGTAGCAATCAATCGTTGTTTTGGTGGGTTCGGTATCTCGACTGCAGCATTCGAGAAGTTGCTCGAGCGTAAGGGTGTAGAATTTCAAAAAGTTCCAGCGAAGTTTAAATTCCGTGGTGATGATTTTGATTACTACAAAGCAGGTATTGAGCCATGTGATGACACATATATCAGTGCGTATGATTATTATCAAGATCGTTCTGACCCAGACTTGATCGCAGTCATTGAAGAAATGCAAAGCACAGCAAATAGTTGGGCAGCAGAGATCGCTATTGTAGAAATTCCTGATGATGTGAAGTGGCACATCCATGAGTATGATGGTATGGAACATGTGGCTGAAGATCACCGAACTTGGTATGGAGATTAATTATGCGTAAAGAACTAGACGAAGCACTGTGTGCAAAGTATCCTCTGATCTTTAAAGATCGTCATGAGAATATGCAATACACCGCCATGTGTTGGGGTTTCTCGCATGGTGATGGTTGGTATAATATCCTTGATGTTCTTTGCGGGATGTTGACTAGCGATTATCGTCAAGCGAAAAGTCGCTATGAATCGATTAAAGATAAAGTTGGCCAACCAACATTTGGCTTCAAAGATAATGGAGATCCAGTTGGTAAAATTGTCACTCAAGAACTGATTGATGAAGCCAAAGCAAAACTTGATGAAGAAACTCTAAAGGTTCCAGTGGCTTCTCAAGTAAAAGAAAAGTTCGGTGGACTTCGTTTCTATGTTAATGGAGCAACCGATAAACATTGGAATTATATTTCAATTGCTGAGAATTTTAGTTATCGCACTTGTGAAGAATGCGGTAGTCCAGGTAAAACTTATACTGATGGTTGGCATCGTACTCTTTGCGATATCCATGCAGCGATGGCTGGTCGTACTGAAGAATATCAGTGTGATGAAGATGAAGGAGATGAATAATGTTTTACGGTAAAGAAACTATTGAACAAAACTTTTCTCTCGTTCTAAACAAATTGGAAGAACAAGAATTGTTTTTGTTCGAACCAATGCCAAGTTACAAACTGAATGATAGATGGACTGACGAATTTCGTATTCGTGATGGACATACTAAACTTGCCGATGGCACTTGGGTAACTATTAATAAAGTAACTACTTGGGTAGAGAAACTCAAGAAAGATACCACAGAGTTGTATGAAGAAAATCAAAAAACTAATCGTGAGTTGACACTTGCTAAACGCAGGATCTATGAGATGGAATATGGATTGCGAGTTGCTGAGAAAGCATTGAAGAATTCACTGGCTTTAACTAAGGAGATGATTGATGAGTAAATTTGTTTTGGTTGATTGTATTTCTCAATATCGTATGCGTTACATCATCGAAGTACCAGACAATCATAATGAGCGTGAGTATCCATGTTCGGCTGAGCAGTGGGCACTAGATACAGTAACAGCTGAAGAAATGAAAGAATTTTCTCAGTTGTATCTTGGTGAAACCATTGTTAGTAGTCGTGAGATTACTAAAGAAGAAATTGTTCCATTGTGCGATATTGATAATGAGTATTGCAAATCTTGGGATGACGACAAGAAGGTTGAAGTATTTGTAACTGAAGTTGGATACAAAAAGGATTGGTAATTGGCTGATGTTATTATTTTAAGTGGAACCGAGTGGAGACCTAATAGTCTTGCTAGAGTACAGCGAGGACTTGGTGCATATAGAGTTGCTTCTGAATTAAAAAAGCATGGATATGATGCAGTTGTTATTGATTATATTCAGTACATGTCTACTGAAGAAATCATTAATGCAATATCAAAAGTGCTCACAAAAGATACTTTATGGTTAGGGTATTCATCATCATTTTTCATCATGAGAAAAGAAGATGGTTCTCCACTCACACCCATAGAAAAGATGTATCAGTCTACTCCATACTATCAGATATATCAGATCTATGATTATGTCAAATCAAACAGTAAAGCCAAAATTGTTTTTGGTGGATCGTTTGCTCTGATCAGTCAGGCAGATCCAGAAGTAGATTATTATGTTACTGGATATGGTGATGTTTCTACCGTAGATTTAACAAACTACTTGTCAGGTAAAACAGATAAAATAGAACACTGTGAAGAAAAATATATTGGAACTACAAAGTGTATTGTTGTTGACTCTGGCAAGTACCCAGAACCAGCAATGGATACACTTCAAACATTTTGGCAAGACGAAAGTGTAAATTTACTTCCAGGAGAAGCTGTACCATTAGAATTCGCTCGTGGTTGTATTTTTAAATGTAAGTTTTGTTCTTATCCTTTACTCGGTAAAAAGAAGGGTACTTATATTAGAGACATGGAAGAAGTGCGTGATGAAATCTTACAACTTTGGGAAACTAAAGGAACTGATTCTTACTACATAACTGATGATACATTTAACGATGATAATGATAAGATGGAAGAATTCCATAAACTGTTTACATCGTTACCATTCAAACCAAAATTTAGTTGCTTTCTTAGACTAGATTTGATTGATAGATTTCCACATCAGGCAGACTTACTTCTTGAAGCAGGATTGATTGGTAATTTCTTTGGTGTTGAAACTCTCAATCATAAAAGTGGTAAGGCTATCGGAAAGGGATTGCATCCAGATAGAATTAAAGAAAGGCTGTCATGGGTCAGGGATAAGTGGAAAGATAAAGTGAATATAGGCACTGCATTTATTTTTGGATTGCCATATGATGATGAAAAGTATTTTCAAGAATTGTGGGACTATGTACACAGCGCAGATTATCCAGCGCAGAATACTACATTCAATGCATTGTTCATGACAGATAAAACTAAATCTAACTATCCATACCAGTCTGAGTTTTCAATGAACCCAGAAATTTATGGCTACTCTTTTGATGATAATGGATGGGTTCATAAAGAACAAGGATTGGATTTTAAGATGTGTACAGATATTGCATCTTCGTTCCATAGATCCTTACTACCCAAAACATACATTGCAGACTTTCAAATGATATCGTACTTGAGTCTTGGAGTTGCCTTGGAAGATATTTTGAAGTATAATCAATTCGATCTGGTGAATCATTACGATATTCCTAAACTTAATGACCAAAAGATCTTACAATATAAAACTATGGTTGGAGCGATATAATGTTTATTTTTGATGTTGAAACTCTTGGAGTTGAGTCTACCTGCGTGGTGCTAAGTGCTGCATTGATCCATTTTGATCCAGAGAAACGTCCAACATACCAAGACTTGTTGGACAACGCATGCTTTGTTAAGTTAAATGCCAAGGATCAGATTGAACGATTGAAACGATCTGTTGATGTTGGAACACTTGAGTGGTGGAAGAATCAGCATGATTATGTTCATAAAGTTTCGTTTAAACCTTCTGGTGACGATATGATTGCTGAAGATGCGATCACTACATTGCATAACTATATGAACACAGTTCCGAATGCTCAGAATCAAACAATGTG